ATAGCATTTGTACCATTACCAGTTAATACTGCATTAGATGTTAAACTAGATGCTCCAGTACCACCATTAGCTACTGATAAATCAGTACCAGACCAGTTAGAATTGTTTACAGAAGATAATCCACCGCCAATTTCAACTACACTGCTACTATCTCCATCATGAATATACAATTTATTATTTGTATAATCATAAGCTAACTCATAAGCTGCAATTTCACTGGTAGTAGGTGCACCACTACCTCTTTTTATTTGTACTGTATTAGACATTTAACTTCCTTAATATGTACCGCAGTTAATAGTAGCACCTGTTATTGCAGTTGCTGCTACTGAACCAAACTTAGCATTACCTAATGTTCCTGAGTATGTTTCGCTAGATTCAGATGCATCAGATATATACATAAATGAATTATCTGTATCATCCATACCAAAGAATCCAGTTTTTGCACCGCCACTATTCCATTTAAACTCTATACCTCTATCTTTACCATCATCTAAACCTGCACTTGATGCACCTCCCAATGTAAAGATAGGATCATCAATTTTTACAACAGTAGATTCAACAGTTGTAGTAGTTCCTTCTACTTGCAAATCTCCTACAATAGTAACTTTTTTGTTATTATCAATAGTCATTGCTTCTGATGCTGTTTCACTATTACCTACTTTAAATACAAGCTTTGTAGCATTAGAAGTAGAAGTAAAAGTTCCCGCTGCAACAGCTTCAATAGAAGCTGCTAGTAATCTAGCATCTCCTGTAGTAGCTTCATCTGGTGCTGCAAAGTCTATAGCACCTAATACATCATTTGCTGCTACAGCTGATTCACTAGTGTATAATCTTAATCTAGCACCTGTACCTGTTTTAATTTGAGTATTACTTGTAAAGTTTAAACCTTGATTAAAGGTAACTGCACCAGTTACTCCAATAGTAAATGCAGTTTGTCCAGCACTACCATTATTATTATACTTATAGGTATTTGCTATTACATTACTACCAACTAAATTTGTTGTACTTAAAGAACCAGCAGTTAATGTACCAGGTATTGATACTGCTCCGTCACTAGCTTGTACTTTAAACGCATTGGCATCAGATGTATCTTTTACAACAAGATCTACATCAGCATTTCCATCTCCAATAATAACTTCATCTTGTGTGTCGTCTTTTACTTTTAAAAATACAGTACTACTATGTGCCATTAATCTAATTTCATTATCAGTACTAAAGTCTATATAATGGTCATCTGCTGCACTACCAACTCTTAAATTAGCATTATGAAGACCAGTAATTGTTGACTGAGTAGGATTAACAGTAAAGCTTCTATTTGCTCCACCGTCAAAAGTTCCTCCAGCTGATAATAAACCATTACCTGCTGTTAAAGCAAATGGTGTTTTTAATACAGATAATGTATCACTTGATAATTCTAATGTACTAGTATCTGCTACATTAGTATTTAACATTGTTCCTTCAACAGAATCAGCTTGAATTGTTGCTGCTCCTCCAGAAGCTATAAGAACATCTCCTCCAGTAACTCCAGCGTATATTTCATTTTTAAGATTACCAAATGTTATCTTTTTTAAAGAACCATTATCAGATAATGCAAAATGATCTTGTGTATTATGTACTCCTGAAGTTATTGCATTGTTAATATTTCCAATATCTAAAGATATTGTTGAACTATTATCAGTATTTCCAACAGCAATCGATCCAGCTATACCATCACCATATGTCAAATCAGACAATAATGGTAAATGCACAGTAGTTGCTGCATCATCAGCTTGATCATTTACTGTAATTCTACCAATAAATAATTGACTGTCTTTGTTTTGAAATGCTAATTCACCATAATGCAACCCAGAAGGTAGTGTAGTTGCATCAAAGTCTGAGTTGGCATTTCTTTTAATTTTAATTTTATTACTCATATCTTACCCCTTTTATATAAATGTTCCACCATTTATGTCGTTATCATCTATCCATTTACCTGATGCTGCATCATACTTTAACACTGCACCATTAGCAGGGCTAGTAATATTAGTATCAGTTAATTCTGAAACGGTATCTTCTCCAAAATTCTCAGCATCTGTAATAACTACATCAGCTGTACCGTTATCAATTTTTAATTTATTATCATCATAAAAAACAATTTTTTTATACACATCTTTAATTTTATTCGGACTTGTTAAACTTCCACCCATAATTATCTCCTATGTATTTTTTATCATATCTTCATAAACTGGATCTGAAACCGCAGGAACATCAGTATATAAAGCATTTCTTTGTTGTCTAGTAAGTTTTGCAACATCAGTATATATATTGCTTGCAGGATCTGTAACATCAGAAAAGTTTTCATTTATATTATCATTAAAGTGATGAATTAAATCACTTAAAGATATATTATGGTCATCAAAAGATGTTAAACCAAATTGTCCTATTCTAAATGTATTTGCCATTAAAAACTATGTTGCACTATTCTTCTTCTGCCGCTTATACGACCTCTATTTGCAAAGGTTTTACCTTCTTTTATTCCTTTTTCAAATTTTTTCTCAAAATATGGAGCCATAGCTATCATATCTGGTTTTGTTTCATAACCTAGTTGTATAGCTTTATCAACCAAGTATTGATGAAATTGTGTAGGAATTTCACTTTCTTCTATCATTAAAGTTGTGTTTGTCAATGTAGAAGTACCACTAGAGTCTACACCAAAGTGTAAAGCTTTCTTGTGATAAAACAATGTTATTTCATGTACAGCATCTACACTTGTAAAAAGATTTTTTTCAGATGAATTTGTATTCATCAATGCTATTGCAATAGAATCTCTTTCTACCCAGTATACATGTTGTTTTGTAATTCTTGAATCTGCGTCGTGTCTATGTGTCATCTAAATCCCTATACTGTGGTCTACCAATTAATCTTTTAATGTTTTTAACATTACCTTCACTGTCTTTCATATCAACAGATTTAATTTCAATAATACTATCTTTTAGTCCATAATATCTTTGATTAGCTACTGTATTAAATTTTGTAGCTTCATCTAATATTAAAGTTCTTTGACAAAACTCATCCGATGCTTGGTTAAGTAAATTAATAACTTCTACAGTACCTAGATCAGGATGATGTTTTTGTACTTGTTCAATCATTTGCTGAAGCTTCATTTGGCACTCCTGTTGGTTGCATAGGTACATTGCTATACATTCTTAAAAACTCCATAAGTCTTGAAGAAGTCTTAAAATACTGACTTTCATACCAACCATACTGAGAGGTATCACCTGTAAGTTCTGTTTGATATGTTTGTAAATAGGTACTTATTTTATTTAAATATGTAGTAGCTAATTCTACATCTTCATCAACAATATAGTCACTTGCAATATTAAACCATTTGTTAATATTAATTCTATCTGATTCTGTATTAACATCACCGCTAGCGTCTATATTAGTTAAATTTGTAGCTCCTGTAGGTTTATCTATTTCATTCATTCTTTTTTGTAAAACTTGTAAAGCAGCATATAAAACTACTCCTATAAAAAATTCAGAAGGTAAATTAGGAATACTAGTAACACCTAAACCAAAAGATACATCTGGAGATATATGTTTTACTTTTCCTGCTTGTTGTGCATCGGGTGTTGGTAATATTTTTAAAGTATTATTTTCTATAAAATATTTAGGATCGTTTAATGTAGCAAAATAAATACTATTAGGATCAACAGCATTTAAACTGTTAGCATAGCTTATTCTAGTACATACTCTTACATTTCCACCAGAA